TGGTGGCGGGTGGGATCATAACTATCAAAAAAATCAAAAGTTTTAGGGGGTTCATAAACATCACGAGCATTAAATCTACCATGAAAACGTTGGTGCACCTGACTAATAAAAGCATCTGCAATAGATGATTTACCAGTTTTGGGTGCACCGACATGAACAATTGTAGTAGGCTTCATGCGATAGGGACGGCTTAAAAGAACAGATTGGGCCTGCTTAAAATAAGGTTGATAAGTAGCATCTAATTTAAACATATCATTTACAAGTTTTTGAACTAAGGGTATTTCCTGAGGCATTTCCATTAAATCTACAAAAGTTTTCTTCCACAAAATTTGCATAGAGTGAATTTCATTGGCTACTTCGTAAGAAGCATCAACGCTTTTCACTCCCATAAATAACATAACAACAGACATAACTTTCATTACACGCATAACATTAAAATGTGAAATAGTAAGAGGATTGGCACGAAACATTGACATTATCCATTCTGCAAGTTTTTTGATCAAACTTACAGTTTCAGTAACTAAATATTTCATGTTTTGAACTCCTTTTGTTATAGAAAATAAAATAAAACTAATAGATTTCCATTCTCCTTTGGCAAACAAATTAAAAGCATGTTCGGGAAAACCGAAAATATGAGATATACCAGAACAAAAGTCTCCAAAGAAACTTTCACCCACATGCATTTTAATTCCAGTACCACGAGACGTAGACGGCAAATCTCCATCAGAACGGGAAATAGAAGGTTTAAAACTAGGATCAACACGAGCAAGAAAATCTTGCTGTGCCTTGATTCTAGCTCTTTCTTCTATTTCACGCAGAGATGGATATTTCTCATACGCAGTATCATCAACAGGCTCATTATGCAATAAAGAATAACGAGTCTGTGAATCAACACCTGAGGCAAGATTATAAAAATTACGAGCTTTAACTAAAAGAGGAATTAAAAAAGAACCAAAAGCAGCAGAAATATTAAAATTTAAAAAAGCACTAGTTAATAAACCCATTTTATAAGTAAAATTAACATCTTTACGAGTAAAAATATCATAAATAGTAAATAACATACCAGCAAAACGAGCTCCACTTTTAACAAGTCCTTCATTTGCATCTTTATCACCAACAATAGTAGTACCAAGTCCATGAATATTGTCTAAACGTTCATTGAGCTGTTGCGATTGAGTCGTAACAGCACCAATTACTTCATTTACAATACTATGAACTTGACCTATTTTATTATCAGCAACTTCGGAAGCTTGTTGGACTATATCTCCAGTAAGCCACGACATAAAACCATGCATACGAACCTTGGGTAAACGATGTTCACGCGCTTGGGTAATTGCATTAACAACATCTACATAGGGTACATTACAAGCAGAAGCACATTCACGAATAGATTCTTTTTGTTCCGGGGTAAATAAAGAATTGCAAGATTCAATACGAGCGATAGACTCTAGTATTGAATTATAATTCTCTTTTACATGCATCTTGATATTCTGATCCTTTGCA